CTGCCCCATTTACTCTCGTTTTATTCCAATTTTTTGGAGCAATAACTGTAGCATTCATTGATAGGTAAGCAGCCCACCAAGAGAAAGTAGAATTTGCAATAATAAAGTGCTTACACTCCCTCATTAATTCAAATTCCAAATAATCTTCAGGTAGTTCTACAAAATGACAATCTTCAAAGTGCTCACGACACCAATCCAAGTCATCACTAAAAACAAATACTTCAACATCTTTCTTCATAGCATCCATGTATGATAAAGCATTCTGATAATACTGAAGAGGTAATACTAAATGATTCGGATGAATAAGGTAATCTCCTCTACGAACGTGAAGAGCAACCGAAGTACAACTCTGTATCTGTGCTCGCCATACAAGAAACTCAGGGGTGTAATATTCAGGATTTACATGAAATTTGTTACGGAACTCTTCCAATAATTTGAAAGAATACAAATCAGGATTCTGCCAGTATCCGTTAAAGAATTTATCATTCGTATACAAAGAAGGCATAGGCTCCCCCATCTTTTCAGTAACTTTCTGAGTCCTTAAATAAGAAGCAACAGGAACCCGCATTTTAAACTTATCAAGTACATACGGGCGGGGTGGGATACGAATAGCATCATACCAATGAATGTCATATCCAGTAGGATTCCCACTGTATTCTTCAACCACTCTTCCAAAAGCATATTGGAACAATTGGTTGCCTAAACCACCCATTACCCTAACGACGTTCATCAAATACTTGTTTTATTGTCTTCTTTGGAAAGCAAGTAATTGTACTATCCTTTGATACATTTATAATTTGAACTCCCAATTTTTTAACATCTTCGGCAATCACCGGGAATCCTAACAAGTGTCTTGAAAATGGTAATTTGCGCCTTCTACGATCATCTGATACAGGACCTTTAGCATAAAGATTATGCCAATGTTGCATCTTATTGTTTGGATCTATGTCCATATCAAAACCAAGTAACATTATCCGCTTTGCACCGAAATGAATAGCCAAGTTAATAGCGGCAGCTCCAGTATTACCATTCCAACTTAACATCATTGGATTCGTACTGATTCCCTTTGCCTTTGCCCCATCCCTTCCTAATGTTTTAATCCAACGTTCCTGCTTACTTGTCGGGTTACATGATACCTTCAAACCGGGGAACTGTGCCAAATTTGCCCGTTCTTTGGCATAGAATCCACTATCTCCAAAGATGACCGCATCTATCCAATCGCCAATCCGATAAGACATATTTACCGCAATTACATGCTTATCATGAAGTATCTTCATATACGGAGAGTAGGCGGATGGTGGGAGAGTCCCATTAATCACCTTTTGGATGATATCTTCTGGAACATCAAACTGACGGGGAACTGACGGTCCTCCCCCAATAATCCATGCATCGCCACCGTCCCATATATGAGGAACTCGCCACATCATATCACGCCAAATCAATGATTAGACGTTCTGCAACGGCTTTCGAAAGAGGCTGTTCATTCATCTTTTTCCCATTAGGTCCGATGACGTCAAACAGGCTCTTGCTCTTTCCTCTTGGAACTACCTGATAAACTGATTTTACAGGTTTCACTTCCGGAGTTTCAGGAACAGTCGGAAGTTTCTCTAAAGGCTGTACCAAATCCCTGAAAGCCTTTGGTATCTCACTCTGTCGAGCTTTAAAAGTAGCTCCGGGCGGAATCAAACGCTTTGACAGATGCAAAGAACCCCCTCCAAGTTTTTTCCAAAGAATAATTGGATCGGGGTCAACATATTCAGGAATTTCTTCCTTCACTTTTTCCTCTTCCGGAACTTTTTCACCTTCAGTAGGCTGAATCTCATCTGCCGGAGTATCCACAGGATTTTCATCCTTCTTTGGAATCTCTTCTCCAGTCTTTTTTGTACGTTCCATTTTCTTTCATTTTTAATTATAAAGACTTGATTAGTCTTTGTTTAACTATGCAAGATGGATTATACCTGTCTTACCATACGCATCAGAACGAATCTGAGGAACCTGAATGGTCATTACCTTGTACTTGGTAACCATACCACCTTCTTCACTCCACTGAACGTTCTGCAGTCCCATACCACGCACAAGGCGTATAACGTCACGAGTCATCTGAATCATAAGGACGTTGTCATCTGCAAGAGTGTCAGAAACCTTGATTTCATTCACTCCATCAATGTCAAGAATCCTCTTACGAATGGTGACGGTCGGAGCAGTGTCAGGATTTGAACCCACATAATCCTCATCAAGTACGGTTTCGTAAGTGGTGGGGATATACAGTGTCCACGGGCCATAATGCTTATTAGCAATACTGGCCTGTTTCATTTCGAGAACATCCTGAACAATCATTTTTCCTGTGCAAGCAGAGTTATTCCAAGGAATACTCAGTTTGACAGGAACACGGTCCGGGAAATTCACGTAACTGTAAATAGAGTTACGTAGGCGTGAATCCTTTTCTCCGAATGAGTACGTATTGTCCGTAAAGAGGAGAGCTTCAAGCTTTTCCAGAACTTTACGAGCAGCACGTTCAGCCATTGTGGTATCAAGGGGATTCCCCAAGTTACGGCTGGCAGCAAGTTCTCTCGTATTGATCTCGTAATCTGCATGAATAATCGGCAGAGGCAGATAATTGTGCTGGAAGGTCACACGGTCGTTTTTGGCTCTCGTGATACCATCCATTGTCATTTCAGCCTCAAGTGCCTCATTCACGTCATGCCATTCGAGTACTGTGGTACCCATAGCATTGCCGAGATTGTACACAAGGTTCTTTGAAGTCAGGTCATTAATCCCGCCAAGTCTCGAACGAGCCGGTTCCATGATAGCTTCATCAAGTGCTTTCCATTCCTCCCTGCGGAGTGTGGCACCTGCGTTAGTAACCAAGGTTCTCCAACTCTCTTTCTTCTTGGGATTACCTCCCATATACACGGTTACGCAAGACCTTCCATACTGGTCCACGAACGGACGCATACGGCCAACATCCAGTTTGCCGTTGTTTGCAAGCATGCGAGCAACTGCTCCCTGAGCCTGTCCGTTGAAAATCAGATCAACATTGATATCATTCATTGTCTTTTCCTCCTATTATTTAAAGTATACGTACAGCAATCCTCCTGTTAACAGAGAGGAAGTTGATATCACTGTCTTCTGATCCTGCAGCAGCACTTTCCGTATCGAGAGAAATCCCGATAGGACCAGTGGAAGCAGATGCCTGTCCGACTTTCTGGAGATAACCTGCTCCGTTGGACTCAACAAAATCACCCTTGGCGATTGTTTGGCCATCAGCAAGAATCCCGTAAACAACATCCCCACGATTTGGTATCCAACAACGGACCACATCTCCGGTAGCGTAGGCATCATCAATGCCCTTACCCTGAAGAGCATCTTCAATAGCGAACATCGGAAGAGCGGGATGACCTGCTCCGTTGTGAACCAGAATCTTACCATCACTTCCAAGTTCTACGAGGCAACCGGGATAAATGGTCGCTGCACCAGCAACATACTCCTCAAAAATATTGGAGTAGTTCTTCAAAATAACTGTATTCTTTGCAGTCATGATCATTCCCTCCCTTATTCAATATCAATTCCAGCAGGAGTCAGAATTTCATCTGGAGAACCTGCGTTAATAACCGGAGCGGCACCACCGAGGGAATAATCCACCGGGGCTTCCTTCTTACCTACGGATTTATGAATCCTCGAAAGGACATCATCATCCATCTTTCCAAGTACGTCATCAGTCCATGTACCCTGTTCGGTATTGGCCTGAATCTCTGAGATCATCGTCCGCTTCTTCTCCGCACGCATATTCGCAACAAAGGCGAGGTCTGCTTCCTGCTGCGGAGTAAGCTTGTTCACTTCAATTTTCTTCTCAACTTCCTTCACAACCTCAGTGGGTTTCATTTTGTCCAGCTGGGCTTCGGAGCAAGTCTGAAGAAATTCCCTGTCATCTTCGGTCCAGCGGCCCTGACTGTTGGCAATCAGATCATCCACTTTTGCTTTGATGCAAGGAGCGCATTCTTTGCTCATGTTTACCTCCTTTTTGTTAGTACTTAAATTATTAGTCACATATTCCACCTTACGATGGACTTCAACAGGATTCCCTACCAATTCGATTTTCCCACTCTCATAGGAGTAATCCTGTTTATACATTTTGGCTCCATCACTGGAACTCTTTACATATACCAAGTATGAATCATACATTTCTTCCAAGTAACAGTACGTATCTCTCGTCTCAAAACTCCGTAAAACCGTATAAGCGGCATCCATTCTTTCACGAAAACTTGCGTCTGCATTACTACAGATTTCTACAAATGATAGCCCTTTTCTGTTTAAGGCAAGAGCCAAATCCTTACCGGAAAGTGTCAATTCGGCTTCCATACTATCTTTGTTTGTTCGTATCCCACAACCATCTTTGCAAGAGCAAGCTCCTACAAATTCAGTAAGAATAGCAAGATGATCCGGGCGATAATTATAAGCAACTGCTTTATACTCTTCCCCATTCCAAGTCCCTTCTTCATCTTGCTCTTCACTAAATACCCCAACACTGACTTCAATCAGTTTGTTATTAAGGATATCCTGTAGAATCTCCGGGGCTATTTCATTCAATTTATCCTCATCCAGCCATGCTTCAGCCTTTAACTTTAAACCATCTACAGTAGTATTGTAAACTTTACCTACTGAACGATTATCAATCACATCAGGGGCATTAGCAGAAATAGGTGTACCATCTTTATCCTCCGGGTGATCTATCACAACAGGAATACCATTCCACGCTGCAGGAATCTTACCAAGCTCATCTATCTTATGAAGTAGTGGACCATGACTCCCACTATGAACTCCCTCTACCATCATAACCACAGGAACAATATAATAAGGCTTTTCCTGATGGACAGTAAGAGTCACCTCATAATCAGAATCTGGTTTATTCTTATAAATAGCGTATTCACCGCTATTTGTATTTACTACACCATTGGCCTGTTTAATAGCCTTTGGAGCACATTCCTCATCAGTCCCACCATCCTTCATACATTTAGCAAGAACAGCATTTGCAATGCGAACCCATTGCTTTTTCTTTTTGTCAGATAAACCCTTCTTGTGCTTATCTACATCATTTATGTCCCACATAGCATTACCCTTCCATATTTATTTTACTTGAGTATGTTTGTAATAATTCTTTATATTTAAGAGGATCAATCACCTGAATATTTATTTCAGGATAATCCAATTGAAATAAATCAAATCTACTTTTTGCATCTTTTAACCAACATCCTTTTACTTCTATCCACAAATTTAATTCCTTGATATAAAAATCTGGACGGTACGTTCTACCATCAGAAAGTTTGAATGATTTTGGTTCATACTCAATTTTATATCCCAAATACTTATATATTCTATATACATTTGCTTCCCACCTTGATCTTACAAAAATTCCAATATCTTGTCTATATCCACATTTTCCAAATTTAGATTTATATGAATTGGGATGGGTGTGCATTGGATTCTTGTCCCCTGTCAATTCTGGTCTTTTTCTACCTGTTGTAAATCTCCTAATTTTTTCTTTGGCTTCTTTTGTATGATGTCTACCTCTTGATTTATTACCAATCTTTCTTTTTGTTTCTTCAGATAGCTGCCTTCCTTTATTTATATTACGAAGCACATTCTTATGTTCCTCAGATATTTTTTTACCTTTATTCTTTCCTAAACAAGATTTTCGTATCTTTTCCTTTTGTGCCTCAGGCATAACATACCCTTTGTGACATTCACTTAATTGTAATTTATGTTCTTTCGAAAATGTATGACCTTTTAAAGCTTCAGATATTTTATCACCCCAAGTTATTTTCCTTCCTTTTTTATGTATATAAACACCTCTTGGCATCTTTTTATCCTCCTACTTTACGTTATATTTTTCAAGTTCTTCAATATATGGAAGAGCAATACATCTACATTGCGGATGTAATGGTATCATTGGTTCAATTTCATCTAATGTAAAAATCTTTCCTTCCAGACTCGAACATCTTTCACAAACTCTATCATCTCCTGCAGTTTTCCATTCCCCTTTCACTGTAATCCCCAAAACTCCCCAATTTCGATATTCTTGTATAGTGGCTAAATGATGAGCCCGAATAATTTCTGTACGAGCCAAAATTTCAGCTCTCCGCTTGGCTGGAATAAATCTCCCCAATGTATCTGTTATTCCTAAAGAACCCATATTTGTACCATCAATAGTAGCTACCAATTTTCTCGCTAGTAAGCGAGGGGCATCCCCATCTATCAATCCCTGCGCTAATATACGACTTATTTGTGAATCCATTGCTTCCGTAATACCTTTTAAATCAGTAAAGACTCTAGTAAAAATAAGTCCCACCCGATCTAAATGGAAAGGGGTCCCCATAACTATCTCAATTCCCCCGGAATCATCAATAGAAGGTATCTGCATTCCCTTGTTTATCATCTCGTACCTAGCCCGTATAACTCCCCTTTTATAAGAATCATAGATATATTTATTCATCCAGGCCGCTTCTACCGAAGTTCCTACCTGTGACAAATTTATTACCGTTACTAACTCAGATTCTATCTGCTTTTGTAACCACTCCATAAATTTTGCCACTTTTTCTGAGCTACGCACATACGCAAAAGCCTCTCTGGCCGGAGGTACTACTTGTAGTATATGCGGCCTTTCCTTAAGTCCAAAACAATCATTTTTATAAACTCCAGTCACTATACCTGCCATAATCGCTTTAAACCGACGATTCATATCACTAGCAAAGAGATTTCTCAACGCAGTAGTATTCGTTGGATCGTAATTTCTACGCTGGATTTCAGTATAGGTCGTTACAGTATTCATTACTTCTTAACCGGATTGGTTTTTTTCGTTCCCGGTTTAGCAGGAGCTGCTACTGGAACAGGTTCAGGCTCCTCTAAACTATCCACTATTTTATTATAAAGCTCTTCCTTGCTTATCATCTCATCCCTAAGTCTTGTGATGTAGTTAATCTGCTCTGTATTTAAACCAAGACAGAAAGCAAAGAAAGCATCCGGAGGCAGGATTGTTTCAGCCATCGGAGTATAAGTATATTCCCGAATAGCGGTTGCCCTAGATTTACCAATATCTACACGAGCTTTCTCACTGAGTGAATATAGATCGTTCCACTTTATAGAATAATTTCCCGTAACCGGAGCTGGTAAAATTCCATATTGAATCAAAATATCTATAAGCGGACGAACTATATTTGGTTCTGCGTGATCTTCCCGACGGGCCTGTACATACTCTTTCCACTCGGATGAGTCCTGTGAACTAGCAAGTTCCCCACGTTCACTCCCCATAAGCACTCGCTGAGGAATGCCTGTTACAGCAGAAAGACAAGCTATCTGTACTTCAAAATGCTCCTTTGGACTAGCTATCTGCTGCTGAAGAGCCTGTATATCAATTCCTTCGTTTATCAGAAAACGACGGAGATTATTTTCATATTCATTTATTTGCTGAAGCAAATCCTCTCTCATTTCTTTGGTGAGAGTATAATCATCAGCTACTTTACCTTCATACCCTGGTCTAGCTCCCCTCCAAAACATTTCCGCATCACCGCCGACTAATTTTTCAATATCCATCAATCGGTTATAAATCCCTTCCAAACGAGGAGTTCCATATACTTCAGACTCCAAAGGGTCATCGGTGACATGAATCACTCTGGAATAATGTACCTTTACATCAGTAGTCCCCCCATTTGCTTCTTTAACAGACATAGTATAATATAAAGGCAAGCCGTATCTTGGATTGGTAGGATTTGTTTCCAATTCCAAAATAGCTGCACTACTTTCACTATATGGTTTTACATAGTGTAATTTTCTTTGACCATCCTTTACGGGTTTAGCAAACGCCTCCCGACTTGTCACATCGTCTAATCCTAACAATAAAACTCCATAACGACCTAAACCAGTCAAACGATCCAACCTAGCCAGTTTAGTTTTAAATTTCATTTTACGATCCAATTCTGCCCAAGCCGTTTCAAAAACGGTATCCTCCTGCTCTTCCATTTCCACAAGTTCCAAAGCTCCCTGCCAAGTAGCTCGTACCGGACGATCAATCACCGCCTTGGCGATGTCCTGCCTAGTATATCTAGAATAAAATTCTGAGAACTTGATCTCTCCAGAGGGATACCCCAAAGCCCTATACAAATCTCGTTCTCCATCATATTGGAATCCTAGTAAAGAGGCTAACATTCCTCTATTCAAAAGTGAACCCTCTAAACTAATCTGATTAGTTTGAAGAGAAGGGGATTTGCTTATTCTTTTCATTTCAATAATTTTTTAAGTAACCCCCGGTATATCTCAACCGGGGGACTTTTCTTAAGCAGCTTTCTTTACCGAGCCAAACACTCGTGCTTTTGTTGTATTGTACGGAGGAGCAAGGAAAGTACCACCAAGATATGTGAATGCGGCTGATAGAGCCACTTTCCATACGATAGACCAAATTACTACTCCTTCAATAACGAACTGCCCGAATGACTGCAATGCCGCAGTACCAAGGGCAATCAGAAGACCTGATGCAAGGTTTATCCAACTGAGTGCCCCAGCAGGAG